TGGAAAAGAGTAGTCGAGCAGTAGATTGGGGTTGGAATCCAGTAGGTACAGGGCCTAATATGGCTATTAAGATAGAAACAGGCACAGTTACGGTGACGGTATAATAATATGGCTATGACATACGGACAGTTAAAAAATAACGTGAAAGACATCACTGAGATGACTTTTACTGACGCTCAGCTAGATATGTTTACGCAACAAGCCGAGCAGAAGATCTATGGGTTTATTAAAGATTTACCTATATTAAGGAAAGATACAACTATTGGTTTTAACAGAGCAGCAACCTTACCTGCAGATTTGTTGTACCTACATAGTGTGACTCAAAAAACAGGGACGGATGGCGTAACTCGCAAAGCGCTTATACAAAAAGATTATGATTTCTTACTTGAAGCATATCCTTCATCTTCGGAAACCGTACCTGATGACGTAACTGAACCAGAATTAAAGTATTACGCCCTAAATAGTAGCGCTACCGAGGACTATTTTGCTTCACGTATGGTGATTAGTGTTGCTCCTAAATGGGATGCGACGGTTACATGCCTTATAGAGTATCAATATCAACCACGTTCTATAGTAGATACTGATGGTACGGAAGAACAGCCGTGGTTGGGCACCAATTATGACTCAGCTTTGTTGAACGGGGTGTTGGTAGAAGCCGCACGATTTATGAAAGCAGAACCAGACATCATTCAGTTATACGATCAACAATATACGTTAGCCATGCAGCAGTTGATGGATAGTGTAAACAAATTGAGTAGTGATTCCTATAGACCTAAACCACCACCAGCCCAACCATTGACTGTACCTGCTCCGGCACAACCACCACAGAGAGAGGGCTAGTAGATGGCTATTTCACAAGTATTATGTACATCATTTAAGAAAGAGCTATTAGAGGGTACACACAACTTTAGCTCCCACATTTTTAAGATAGCTTTGTATACTAGCGCTGCTACATTAAATGCGGACACTACTGTGTATTCTACGGATAACGAAGTATCTGGCACAGGATATGTTGCTGATGATAAACAACTTACAAGAATAGATCCTTCTAGTGGTGATGGTGTAGGTTTTACCGGTTTTGAGGACGTTACTTGGACAAGTAGTAGTTTTACGGCTAGAGGTGCATTAATATATAATTCTAGCCAGAGCAATAAAGCTGTCATGGTATTAGACTTTGGCGATGATAAAACAAGTAATAACAGTACGTTTACAGTTGGTATGCCAGCTAATACGTCTACTGCAGCAATTATAAGGATTACATAATGAGTACATCTTATACAAACACGTTAAAATTAGGTCAGCCCGCTGCTGGTGATACTGGCTGGGGTGATGTAGTTAATTCCGAAGTCACCGCTATGATTGAAGAGGCCATTGCGGGCAGAGTTACTATTAATACTTGGGGGGTGGGAAGTGATCCTGCCAACACACATATTTTGACTTCGGCTAATGGGTCTACTTCTGAGACTAGACCTGCAATACTAAATCTTACGGATACTACTAGCGATATTGCTGGTGGCGCAACGGGCATACTAATAGTCCCAAATAACACTAAATTATACTCGGTAGTTAACGGCACTGGACACTCTGTTACAGTTAAGACTTCTAGCGGTAGCGGTATAACAGTAACAAACAATAACAGCATTCTGTTAATGATAGATGGCACAAATGTTGTTGAAGCTGGACGTTATTTAGCAGACGCAAAAATGCGCACGCTGGAGACTGAACATTTAGCTACCATGAATAGATATAAGCTAGAAGCCACCAGCACTGAGATACAGCGTATACAGGAAGAAATGCGTGACGCAGCAGATCATACTGCTATGATGACTGAGCTTGCTATAAGAAACTATGTAAATGCTACAGGTTCTTTACGTAGGTCAGAAAGGATTTATCCGTGGGCTAATGCGGGTAGTGGTGTATATGGCACGCAACCCCCGAGTATAGCTGTAGCAGAAGACCAAACAGAAACTGTAGCTACGTTTGATTTACAAGGAAGCGCTAGCACAATACTTCAGGAATTAGACTTAACCATAACTGGTACAGTGCAGCGTTCAGGTACTCTTACTAACCCTGCTGCAGCGTCTTGCATCATACGCGTACAACGTAAATCAAAAGGCGCTACGGGCACTAGCATTGGCACTGTAGCTGTAGCAGACGCGCAAATAGGCGGTAGTAACGCTCATTGGTACAGCATAAGTGTTTCTGGAGACCAAACTGGCAAAATTGATTCATTTAGTTATCTTGATGACGCGGCTGATGGAGCGAGCAAAAAGAAAATTCAAAACGCTACTTATGACGATGGAACTAACAGAACCACTATAGTTTACGACAATGTAGCTTCTAGTGCAGGTTTATTCAGTGGTACAGGCGGTACAGTGTATGTAAGCTCTTCAGGTTTTGAGAGTGTGGGTACTTGGGTTACAGCCATACCTTATGTACCTGACAGTTCTACTGAAGGTTTAAATGAAACCTTTTCTATATCTGAAAACTTACCCGTTGATGCTTCTGGAACTGCACAAAGCACTAAAAGATCAGTTACTTTACCCAAACTAAAGTTAGTTCCGGATTCAGGTGGTGCAGGTGATATTGAGATGCGTGTACAAGTTGGTGCGGGACTTAGTAGCGCTAAAGGACAATATACATTTTATGTCTTACAAGTAGACCAAACAGATATAACGAGAACTTACTAATGGAAGGCAGCAAAGAAGCCCTACTTAAATTAGAAGCGCATGAGCGTGAATGTGCTCAACGTATGAAAAACATACAATTTCAACTAGATACTGTTGATAAGCGTTTAGATCAGGGTATGCACAAATTTAAGAGTATAGAACGTCTATTGTGGCTTCTTTACCCACTAATTTTAGGATTAGATGTCATTGGCCAAAGGTTTATTTAGAATTTGTTTCTTATTGTTTACATCAGTTGCTATGGCAAACCAGCAAGATGGATCACTAAATACATATAATGGTGATGGTAGTAACGTAAACAGTAATAACTCTACTCAAGATGACTCAGTATCTAATACATACAATGGTGCAGGGTCTAGTAGTGAAATGCCTGTGGGAAGTGCTATAAGTCCTAGTTATATGAGTAATGGCATGGATACTTGTCTAAAAGGTACAGGAGGGTCATTACAAACTGTAGGTGTTGGCATTAGTAGTGGTAGCTATGACGTTGATCCTGAATGTAACAGACGTAGAGATGCTAAAGTATTATCTGATTTGAACATGAAAGTAGCTGCTGTAGCTAGAATGTGTCAGTCAGTAGATGTGTGGAAAGCTATGTTTATATCAGGTACGCCATGTCCTATACTGTCAAATGGTAGACTGATTGTAGGTAAAAGAGCTTTTCTTGTTATGAAAATGAACCCTGAAACTTATATACCAGACTACAATAAAAACACTAAGGAGTGGTATAATACAATACTAAAGATAGGAGAAACTGTTGAAGATGAAGAAGAAGATACTAGCTCTATTAGCGATAAGTTCCGTAGCTCAATCAGACCAATTAGACAATCTGATTGATACATCCAGTGCGATTGTAGATCAAATTGATAAGGGGATTGCGTATGTTGGGTCTGCCTCTGAGTATTCTTATCTTGGTACTTCTCTCTCTGATGGCAGTGTTTCAGAGTCCGCGCATATCACCTCACAACAGATTCAAGCATACAATGATGCTCTTTCTGGCATGGCTAGTTACATGCCTTATGGTGATGTCCAGTCTGTCCTAAACGAACGCGCTGTAGCTGAACTTGAGCTTATGGATCAAGCAGTAGAAGTATTTACTGAAGTTGTTGTAGAAATGGTGCAGGTAGTGCAGGTAGCTGAGATGGCAGAAGAAGCATCTACTCCAGATGAAGAAGCGGCTGTACAAGACTTTGTGGCTAACAACCAAGAAGTGTTAACTATCACACAAGAAGAAGTTACCGAGTATAACCAGTCTATAGATGACATTGAAACCCATGCTAATAACGCTAGTGCGTTTATTGCGGTTGCCGAAAACACTGAGGCGGTAGATTTCTTACAGCAAGGCGCTGAGAACAATAATACGACAGCCGAACAAGCTACATTATCTTATAATGCTAACCAACAGTGGGTAAGCATGCAGTGGGCAGGTACAAACAATGGCACTGCAGTGCTGTTAAATGGTTCAAACTACGGTTTAGATATGTATGTAAGCGAGGCAGATATATTAGTTGCTGGGCAAGAATCAGAATACTATATGACTGGGCCTACAGCACAAGGGTACAATTGCTTCATGTACGGAGACTGTAACTATGAGCCTTGAGGATACGGAACTAAAGATTGGCGGTACATCGTTTAAGGGTGTATGGATTGCCATAGTTTTAGGTATCGGTTCTACTATTGGTGGTGGAGTATGGACAGCAAGCAGTTTGTACTCTAGACTAGAGTCTGTGGAAGCTAGGGTAATTCCTGATGTAACACCTATTGAAGAGAAAATATCTCTCATAGAAACACAACTAAGAGATAACAATGTATCTCAGTTACAGGGCAAGCTAGCTGAATTGGGTACTAACTTAGTTACCATCAAAGATAATTACGATAAGATGTTAGAGTTCAAAGAAGAGATAGGTGAACTAAAGCAGAAAGTAACTAAGATGGAAACTGTAGTACAAAAAGCTGAGTTAGTTACAAAAGAAGTAAAAGAATTTGAGGATGACATAAAGGTAGTCAAGAAAGAGATTCAAGATCTCTGGGATGGAATGGACTATTTATCTAACCCTCTAAAGTGAGGTACGTATGTTACAGAATCTTATCGGCCCTATAGCTAACATAGCTGGGGGCTACTTAAAAAACAAAGCCGAAGAAAAACAGGCTAAACACAAAGCCAAGATGAAAGTCATTGAGAATGACGGTGAGTGGGAGTCAAAGATGGCTGATGCCTCTGCCCATAGCTGGAAAGACGAATTTTGGACTATTGTGTTATCTGTGCCCATCTTTATGATAGGTTACTCTATCGTAGTAAATGACCCGTCTGTAGTTGATAGGGTAGAATCTGGGTTCGCTGCTTTATCTCAACTTCCTGAGTGGTACCAATATTTATTGTTTATATGTATATCTAGCAGCTTTGGTATTAAAGGTGTTTCTAAACTAATGAGTCTAAGAAAATGAATTTAAAGTATTTTAAGGTAGAAGATTTTAACTGTCAGGAGACTGGTGAGAATGAAATGTGTCCTGACTTCTTACAGAAACTTGATGCGCTACGTGAGGTGTGTGGGTTTCCGTTTATTATAACTAGTGGGTACAGATCGCCTAATCATAGCATTGAAGCTGCTAAAGCTAAGCCGGGAACACATGCACAGGGTATTGCTGCGGATATAAGAGTAACTGGTGGGGCACAACGTATGGCTATTATACGTAACGCTTCTATTATGGGATTCAATGGTATTGGTGTTGCTAAAGGTTTTGTACATGTAGACACGCGGGAGACTACCCCAGTAGCTTGGAAATACTAATATGCCATTAAGTAAACTTCAATTTAAACCCGGAATAAACAAAGAAATAACTAAATATTCCAACGAAGCGGGCTGGAACGACTGCGACAAGGTACGCTTTCGTCAAGGTTATCCTGAAAAGATTGGTGGGTGGCGTAGGTATGGTAGTAACACGTTTGTAGGTGTTTGTAGATCAATACACCAGTGGGTTAGTAATTCGTTTGTAAAATATATTGGTCTAGGCACTAATGCTAAATTTTATGTAGAAGAAGGTACTATATACTACGATATAACTCCTGCACGTAAATCTGGAAGCATAGGCGCATCTTCTGTAAGCCCTCAAAATGGGTATATAGCTACTACTAGTGGTGAAAAGCAAGTATCTATTTTTGATGCTGGGCACGGTGCAGAAGCGGGGGATACGGTAGAGTTTTCTGGGATTACAGGTGGCCCATACAACGGAATACCTATAGGTGATTTAAATACTGAACATACTATAGACGCAGTAGTAGATGTTAACCGGTACAAGGTTACAGTAGCTACCGCAGCCGATGCTAGCAGTACAGTAGAATTACAGCCTAATAATGGCAACATACAGGCTACTTACATGCTTACTGTAGGCCCAGACTTCCAAATACCTGCAAATGGGTGGGAATCTGCAGATTGGGGAGCTGCGGGTGATAGTTCTAATACGTGGAATGGTAATGCTGGTAATATAGAAGAATTACGTGTATGGAACCAAGCTAATTATGGGGAAGACTTAATTATAGGCCCTCGTGGCGGTGAGTTATACTATTGGGACACAGGATCAGCCACATTTGATAGTGCCGCGAAGACCGCCACTAGAGCAGTAACTGTAAAGGATGTAAAAAATGGCGCTCCTGTAAACCTTACCAAAACGTCAACTGGCACTATACTTGAGTCTGTTCCGTATATAACCGCGATAGATCCGGCTGTGGGGGCAACAATTAGGGTTGGCGCTGTAGTTACATGCACTACTGCAAATAGAATAGCTGCGGGTACAGTAGTTGTATCTGTAAGCACTAATAACGCAGTTGTTAATTTAAATCAGAACCCTATAAACACAGGTATAAACCCCATACAAGGGTTGACTTATAACTTTGACAATAACCCTATATCGGTAACTGAAAATTCTAGAACAATAACTGTATTTGACGCTACTTCAGAAAGAGTCTATGAATCGGGTCAACACGTAACTCTAGCGGGAGCTACAGGTGTATCTACAATTGTAGCCGATAAAATCAATGCTAGACATAAGATAGCTACAGTAGACTCTGCGTCTAATACTTACACAATAGATATAGCTAATGCTGAACCCGCTTCTCAGTCACTTAGTGAGGGTGGGGGCGCAAGTGTCACTGCGCAGTATGAGGTTTCTGCTGAAGTACCTGTAATACAGAACAATTTACTTGTATCTGATGCTAGCCGTTTTGTATTTTGTTTTGGTTGCAACGCGTTTGGAGATGCTACAGAAACGCTTAATCCTATGTTAATACGTTGGTCAGACCAAGAAGATATGTTTGACTGGCGACCACGTTCTACTAACCAAGCAGGGGACATACAACTATCGCAAGGCACCGAGATCGTAACTACACTCCAATCACGACAAGAAATATTGGTTTTCACCGATGCTGCGCTGTATTCGTTGCAGTATGTTGGAGCGCCAGTGGTATGGAGTTCTCAGTTGATGGGATCAAACATGTCAGTTATTTCATCGAAGGCCGCTGCTTACGCCAACGGAGTCGCTTATTGGATGGGGGTAGGCAAGTTTTACAAGTACGATGGTGCGGTACAACCCTTGAGATGCGATGTAAGGAAGTTTATATTTGATGACATGAATGAAGGACAGCAGAAACAAGTATTTGCTGGCTCGTTAGAAGAATACCATGAGATATGGTGGTTCTATGTATCTAAGTCAAACACAGCCAAAGTAGCGCCAGACAAGTATGTAGTCTATAACTATGCCGAAGACACTTGGTATATGGGTACGTTGGATCGCAGTGCTTGGTTAGACTCCCCTATAAATGATTTCCCATTAGCAGCTACTAATACGTTTAACCTAGTAGAGCATGAAAATGGGACTGATGACGCTCAAAATGAGACAACTAAACCTATAGATGCTCACATTACGTCGGGTCAGTTTGGCATAGAATCCGGCAATAGTTTTGCGTTTGTAGATAAATTAATCCCTGACATGCAATTTTTAGGTTCTGACACAGCTAGCCCAACCGCAGACATAACTTTGCTCGCTAGTAGTGAGCCGGGATCAAGCGATAATGACCCACTATCAGAAGGCGGTAATAGTTCTGCTGAAATATTGTCTTCCAACGCGGTAGATCAGTACACAGATCAGCTAGATATAAGAGTGCGTGGTAGGCAGATGGCTATAAAAATATCTTCTAATTCTGAAGGCACAAGATGGCAGTTAGGTACTCCTAGAATAAACATGCGTCCTGACGGTAGAAGGGGTAGTTAGTGGCTAAAAAGATACGTGACACGCGCAAGGATTTTCATGCTCCTGTATTGCCTATGGCACCTGCAGAGTATAATCAAGCGCTTACATACCAACGAGATTCTACACTTAGGTTTTACTTTCAAAACATAGACGAAGCTCTTACAAGGGCGTTGCAGTTTGATACCAGTGC